CTTAGGCAATCTTCTGAGAAAGACAATTGGCAATTAGCTAAGAAGCTTGAACCAAAGATGAGGGTATTTGTACCTGTAATCGTTCGAGGAGAAGAAGACAAAGGCGTTAGACTTTGGGAATTTGGTAAGCAAGTTTACATGGATCTTCTCGCTATTGCAGAAGACGAAGACGTAGGAGATTTTACCGATCCTATCGAAGGCCGTGATCTCACAGTCGAAACTCAAGGTAAAGAAACTACTGGTCTTATGTACAATACCTCTACGGTACGTATTAGGACTAAAATCACCCCACTTTCTGATAACGCGGAACAAGTCAAAGTATGGTTGAACACTCAGCCTAATCCGATGGAGCTCTTTAAAAAGTTCTCTTACGATGAAATGAAATCAGCTTTGTTGACTTATCTGAATCCAGAAGAGGAGATCAAAGAACAAGCAGATGCTGTTGAAACAAAACAAGCACCAGCTGGAGATCTTCCTTGGGAAAAAGAAGAGGATTCTTCCTCAGCAAAGAGTTTCACTCTTAGCACGAAAAAGACCGATCTTGATTCAAAGATCGACGATTTGTTCTCATTCTAATAAACCAAAAACATGGCAAAAGCAAGCGAAAGTTTAAACGCAAAGCTGTCTAGCGCGATTAACTCAAACTTCAATCTAGACAACTTTAAGAAATCAAAGAATCTATCTTCGACTTCTGTAAAATTTAAAGATCCTAAATGGATTCCGCTTTCTGAAGCTTTTAGTGATGGTTTACAAGTGCCAGGTATTCCTATTGGACACATTACTCTGCTTAGAGGACATTCTGATACAGGAAAAACTACCGCCTTACTCGAGGCGGCAGTTTCCTGTCAGAAGATGGGGATACTCCCAGTCTTTATAATCACAGAGATGAAGTGGAGTTGGGAACACGCAAGGCAGATGGGACTTCATTACGAAGAAGTATCGGATTCAGACGGGGTAGTTAGTGATTACAAAGGCAACTTTATCTTTATCGATAGAGAAAAGCTAAACTGTATAGAAGACGTAGCAGCATTCATTGCAGATATATTGGACGAACAGAAAAAAGGAAACCTTCCATTCGATCTTTGTTTCTTTTGGGACTCTGTAGGATCCATTCCTTGTAAAATGAGTATCGAAAAGTCGTCTAACAATAATGAGTGGAACGCAGGAGCAATGTCTCAACAGTTTGGTAACTTTATCAATCAGAGAATCATCCTTTCAAGGAAGGAAAGCCAACCTTATACGAACACTTTAGTAGCGATCAATAAGATTTGGGTAGCGAAACCTGAAACTATTATGAGTCAGCCAAAAATGAATAACAAAGGTGGAAACACAATGTACTTTGATTCTTCTATGGTTATCACATTCGGTAATATCATAAGCTCTGGCACAAACAAAATCAAAGCTACAAAGAATGGTAAGGAAGTAGAGTTCGCTAAACGAACTAAAGTTAGCTGTGACAAAAATCACATTACTGGAGTAACTGCAGTAAGTAAGGTAATTATGACTGTGCATGGATTCATTAAGGACACACCTAATGAACTCGAAAAGTACAAAAAAGCTCACAGTGCAGAATGGAGCAAAATTTTAGGCAGTACAACATTTGACGTAGTAGAAGTAGAAGACTCTACATCTAACACAGACATTTTCGACAAAGAAGATTAATATGACACCAGAACAGAAAAAGCTATTTGATTCTTTAGGCAATAAAGAGTCAATAAAGGAAGTTGTGCAAGAGAAAGAACTAGCGGTTAACGATAGAGTCCTAATAGTGGATTCATTGAACAGCTTCTTAAGATCTTTTACTGTTATCAAACATCTTAATCCTTCGGGTAACCACATTGGAGGTCTAACTGGGTTTTTAAGATCTTTATCTTATACTATTAACTTAGTTAGACCCACCAGGGTTATCTTAGTCTTTGATGGCAAAGGAGGATCTACGAACAAGCGATATCTTTATCCAGAGTACAAAGCAAACAGAGGAATCAGAAGAGTCACCAATTGGGATCTTTTCGATAACCAACAAGAAGAATCTGAAGCCATTACCAGTCAATTGACAAGATTGGTCGACTATTTAAAGTGTTTGCCTGTAGACTTAATATCAGTAGACAAAATAGAAGCAGACGACGTAATAGGCTATATTGCTACTAAGTTAGAAGGTCAAGTTACGATAGTATCAAGCGACCGAGACTATTTACAGCTCGTATGTGATAGAATTTCTGTATATTCGCCTACAAAGAAAAAGTTTTACGACGAGAAGACTATTATAAAAGAGTATGACTCTTCACCTAACAACTTCTTAATGCAGAAAGTATTGCTTGGTGATACTGGAGATAATGTTCCAGGAGTAAAAGGCATCGGTCAGAAGACTTTAGCCAAAATGTATCCTGAACTTAAAGATGATGAAGTAGTTACCTTAACTGAAATAATAGAAAAGGCAAAGACTACAGAAGGAAAGCATTACACTAGCATAAGAAATTTCGAGTATCAACTAAAGATAAACGAAAAGTTAATGGACTTACGAAATCCTAACATACCTGAAGATTCTCTAATCGATATTCATCAGATGATAGAAAATCCCAGAAAGGTGTTAGAGTCTAAAGAGTTCATGAGGATGTACGAAGAAGACGGTTTAGGAGGAGCGATAAGCAATTTACAAAACTGGATCTTCACTAATTTTCACAATCTTAGCCGATATAAGTGATATTTATAATAAAAATGGCAATAGTATATCAACATCGAAGATTAGACACTAATGAAGTATTTTATGTGGGAATAGGTAAAACTAAACAAAGATCAGAAGTATTTCATGGAAGATCTATAGATTGGCAAAAGGTGTCACTAGAATCTCAAATTTTAGTAGAGATAGTTGCAGAGAATATTACCATAGAAGAAGCAGGAGAAATAGAAAAAGATCTTGTTAAAAAATACGGACGAAAAGATTTGGGATTAGGACCATTAGTTAATTTAACAGATGGAGGAGAATATAGCAGTTATAATTATGGAAAAATATCAATTTATAAAGAAAAAAAATCAAAGTTTATAAATGATAAAGACCTGTCAATCTACTTAGAAGATGGATGGAAAAAAGGAAGACCATCCTATGTATCTGAAAAAATAAAATCAAAATGGACAAAAGAACGCAAAATTAAACATAGCGATAAATTTTCAGGAAGTAATGCTTATTGGTATGTAAAAACTGGAGAAGGAACTCCAATGTGGGGTAAAAAACAAAGCGAAAAATTTATTAGTGCTGTAAAATCATATATGAATAGTGATAGACATCCTATGAAAAATGAAAAAAGTAGAAAAAAAATGGCAGATTCTAGACAAAAAGAGAATCATCCTAGAGCAAAAAAAATAGATCAATTTTCCTTAGACGGATCATACATAAGAACTTGGAATTGTATAATAGACGCTAAGAAAGAATTAAATATTTTTCATATAGATAAAGTTTGTTTAGGAAAAAGAAAATCCGCAGGAGGATATATTTGGAAGTATAAAAATTAAAAACAAAAAGTTATGGCAGTGCTGAACACATTAAATAGTTATGGTAATGGTTTTCAAATTAAGGTTATTTCAAGCTTGTTAAAGCACAAAGAATTCTTACAGAACATCATAGACGTATTAGAACCAGAAGAGTTTGACAATCCGAGTCATCAGTGGATCATTAAAAACACAATATCTTACTTTCAAAAGTACCACACAAACCCAACGCCAGAGTATCTATCCATTGAAGTCAAAAAGATGGACAATGAAGTACTTAAGGTAAGCTTAGCAGAGCAACTCAGAGAAGCCCTAAAGAGCTCCAATGACGATAGGACTTATGTAGAAGAGGAGTTTAGTAACTTCTGTAAAAACCAACAGCTAAAAAAGGCTTTATTAACTTCAGTAGACTTACTCGGTAGAAGTCAATATGATGATATTAGAACCATTATCGATAAAGCCTTAAAAGCAGGACAAGATAAGCTTATAGGACTTGAGTACGAGAAAGATATCGAAAGCAGGTACAGAAACGAGGACAGAAAGCCTATCGGAAGCCCTTGGCCAAATGTTAACGAGCTTCTTATGGGTGGACTTGGTAGTGGAGACTTTGGAATTGTATTCGGTAGTCCAGGCGCAGGAAAATCATGGATCCTTATTAACCTTGGAGCAGAAGCAGTCAAACTTGGATACAACGTTAACCACTACACTCTAGAGCTTTCTCAAGAATACGTAGGAAAAAGATATGACTCTATATTCACTGGAATTGATTTTCAACAGATTCATTTGCATAGACCTCAGATAGAAGCAGCTATCGCAAATCTTCCAGGAAAGTTGACCGTTAAAGAGTATGCTATGGGAAAGACGACAATATCTACTATTGAGTCTCACATACAAAAATGTATCACGCTAGGAAAAACTCCAGACTTAATTATTATAGATTACGTAGATCTACTGAAGTCAAAAAGCAGATCTTCAGAAAGAAGAGATGAGATTGATGATGTGTATACAGCTACTAAAGGAATGGCAAGGCAGTTTAAAATGCCAGTGTGGACAGTTTCTCAAGTAAATAGAGCAGGAGCTAACGATGATGTGATTGAAGGAGATAAAGCTGCAGGATCTTATGGTAAAATTATGATTGCTGACTTTATTATGTCTTGGTCAAGAAAAAGAAAAGATAAAGCTACTGGTCCCC